TGTTTATCAAAACTTTCATTAAGTTCCATTAAGTCACGATTGCCACGACGCTTTGACAAAAAATTACTGTAAGCATTCATTGCACCAGTAGCGCCATAGTTTTCCACCAAACCACGACGACGTGCTTCAAACAAACTTGGGTTGTATGCCATTATCTATCATTCCTTTGATTTGTGTACGCACTACTCTGTGGACGACTCTTTAGAGTCTCCACCTCTTTCTTAATGTCCTCAATTGCCTCAACCAACGACAAAGTAATCTGACGGATAGCCGTAGCATCCACAGAAGACAGTGCAGTAATTGCAGGAATGTGAAGTGGTTCTTTCACCCAAACACCTGACTTCCAAGAACAACCTGGTCAGAGTCGCCAGCAACGGCAACACCAGCAGCAAGTTTTGCCTGAGTGATTGCACCATCAGCAATCTTTGTTGTTGTTATTGCACTGGTGTCAATGTTTGTTCCATCGGACAAACCATTGACGTAGGTTGCAACTTCTGCAAAGTTTGCGTTGACGGTTGTTGCTGAAGCAATAGTGCCAGCAACAAATGTATGTGGAATAGAAATAGCCATTATCCAGTAACCTTTCGTGTATTAAATTTGTAAGCAATGCTGTCAATGCCCCAGAACAAACCGATTGGTCCAGTAAACAACAATTGAACAGCACGTGCTAAGCCAAGATTCGAGCCACGAATAACCTGTGCTCCAGCAGCCTCAATACCCCATTCGTCAATATCCCACTGACCAGTACCCCACAACATGCCACTTGAGGATGACTGAAGTTGAATGTTGAAAGACTTTCTTTCGTTACCAACTGCTTCTTCAAAGTTGTGAAATACTTTTACATTGATTGCTCTTGCTGTGTCTGTTTGTTTGACAACGAAGTCTGGTCTACGCCACATCTTCTTCATTGAATAAGAACGACCGTCAACCCATCCAGTTCTGTAATATGACTCAAAGTTTGATTCAACAGTTGCAAGTAAATCTTTTTCTGAGTTATAAACGTCTACTTCAAGAACACGTGGAATGGTTGGATGAATTAAATACGGTTTAGATTCACCATCAGCATTAGTCCAATCGGTTCCACCGATTAGACCATAACCGTCTGCAGTCTTGTGCGCAACATAAGTTCCATTGTTAATTGTTGGGTCGTACACAAAAGAAATAGCGGAATAATCAACAGAAGTTGTTTTGGAAAATGGCATTGAAAGCCAAACTCTGTCATTAACAAAAGAAACACTTATCTTGTCATCTGCCGTTGAGTTTACATATCCATCTGGATACATTGACTTTAAGTTTTCAAATATATCAATTACTTGTGTTCCGTTATAGAAGTACAAACCCTGTGGATGCGAAAAAAAATAAACACCGTTTGGTGCTACAGCCACATGCTCGTGACTCAATGCTCCAAGTTGTGGCGACAACTGAACAACTCTAAAGTCTGTTGAATCATAACCGTAAACAACAAACATTGCTGTTTGCTTAAATACAACAAGTTGACCGCCAACAACGGCAAGTGCAGTGATTCCTTCTCCACCACCCTCAAAGTCAATGTAGTCATCTTCATCCCAGTTGTCTGGAATTGATTCAAGTGACCAACGAACACGGTTCGGATGTGCGACACTGTCCTCCACTGTGTTCGCAACAAACATCTTGTTTGCATGAACAATGATGTGCTCGGCAGTTGGCATCTTGTTCGCCGCTGGGTCTGCAGTTGCCTGCCATGCGTGAGGTGCGGTTCCAGAAGCAGTCAAAGCAGTAGCGTATGTATCTGTAGTAACCCAAGAATAACCACCACTACCGGATGTACCAGTAACAATGTAAAGCGTCTTTCCCCAAGAAGCCATGTCTGCACCCTGGGATGCGCTTGCAACAATATCGTTTCCAGATGAATACTGTAAAGTAGTAAAGTTTCCACCAGTTGATTTGTACACCTTGGTGTAATTAGCCAACATTAAGTGCGGTGTTGCACCAGGGAATGCATACAGTTTGTGTGGTGTCCATGTTCCTGTAATTGCTGTTGAGTTTATCTCACGGACTGCACCACGAGTAAACAAACCACCACGTGGGTCAACCTCGACATTTAACATGTCGGGTGACTCATTGCGCTTCAACTGAAATTGGTCAGCCCGAAGGTTTAGACCACCAGTGAAGTCGTCGTAGCGTTCAACAGATACAGCACTCATTGTCCAAGTGTCGCCCCAAGCGTCTGCAACCAGCGACGCATAGTTGGGTACTGTCGACCAGCAGACATAATAACCGGCTGTGCACTTGATGCTTTCATCAAGTCACGGCGAGCAAGTCCAACACCTTCTTCAAACGAACGCATGTACATGGCGGACAAATCAGAATCTTCTTGACGCTGGTAAACCCGTGCAATCACAAAGTAAGGAAGCAAGGCATGAAAAAACTCATCAAGGTCAATTGTGATGGTGTCATCTGTCAACCACGTGTACAGTGGATTGCGATAAGCACGAACAACCATTGGATAAACGGCATCAGGCTTTGCCCAAAGTTGCAACTTCTTGTTCCAAAAAGAAAAGAAGTATGGTCGGCTTGGAACATCTGTGTTGCCAAGCCAAATCTCTTCAGCATTATCATATGGAATTAAAGTAAGGCGAGCACCTGAGGTGCTCGAATCAATCACAGAAATAATCTCACGAATATCCCCGATTGTAGATACGGTGTATTCACGCTGGTTCGGAACGGTATTGAATGTGTAAGAAGACTGAAGATACGGCCACCTGCGCTCAAGAGAGTAGATGCGCTGAAAGCCTTCACGAGCAAATTGGTCAACAACAGAGTCTGGAAGGTCTACTTCATCCAGGTCAACCATGTTCCTGACTTGTGTACGGAGTTGTGTAAGGGTAATGCTCATTTAGCCTCGCCTTTAGAACGTAGATGTCCAATACAGAAATCAGTGCCCCGTGCCTTCGGACCCTCACAGGTATCGTCGTTGGCTGTACAGCGATTGCGCCCAATGTAGGGCGCAGAAGGTGGTGCCAGTTTGGCACCCGCTGTCGGGGCAAGTCGGATACCAGCCACAGGCTGTCCGTACAGTGAATGTGCTAATTTGGCATTTTTCATATACCAATAGCCCTATTTGTTACCTATACAAGACCCCCGCCTTTCGGCAGGGGCCTTGAACATCACCAAAGTGATGGGATATTACTTCTTCTTTTTTGCTTGTGCGGTCATACGGGCAGACACGGCGTTATTGCGTTTTGCTTTTGCCTGAGTACCCTTATCCTCACTGCGTTTGGCTGTTCTTCCTTGAACTATACGGTTGCCAACATAGCCAATATCACCAGCCAAATCGGTTGATTTTCCTGAACTTGCCTTTTTTTGTGCAGGTGTTTGATTGTAAAAAAATGATTTAGTTTGTGCTTTGGTTGCAGACTTCTTTTGAGCCGCATCAGCCTTCATTTTTGCTCCACGGTCTGAACCCATTGGTGCTTTCTTCTTCATAGCCATTAGTACATTCCTTTGCTGGATGGTTTCATTTTTTTGGATGATTTACTTGACTTACGCTTTGGGTAAGTGGAAGTTGTTTTTCCAGCCTTTGGGGTTGCACTCGCATGACTGTCAAGAATTCGATACTTTACTGGCATGATTCTCCTTTTATAAGAAAAGGGGGATGGAGTGTGGCCTCCACCCCCCGATTCAGATTACTTACTTAACTGCACCGCCAGAGTTCTTGCGGTACAACTGGATTGCCGAAGCCGAAGTAACAACAGCAAGGAAAGTTGCTGAAGTGCCATCGAATACGGTCATGAATCCACCACCAGTAATTGTCCAACCAGTGTTGGTTGTAACAACTACTTCGAAGGACGAAGCGACGTTCACAATTGTGAACTCGAACGACGTACCCACGACTTCATCCGTCAACTCTGCAAGCACAAGTGCTGCAGTTGGAAGGGTGAAGGTTGTGTCTTCTGTTGGTGTTGCAACAAACAACTTGCTGTTAAGCAGTTGTGCTGCGGTTGGTGTTGCTGCGTTGGTTACTGCTACTGCCGTAACCTTTTCACGCTGTGCAACATAGTTTTCAAGACGCTTGCGGGTTACCGCACCGTCTGTGTCATTTGCTACTAATGGCATTTCATTCTCCTTTTAGGTTAGTTAACTTAGGCGGTCTTTGCCGTGAGTTTGCCCTGCTTGGCACGGTTACGTACTGTCAGGTTGCCGTAGCACATGATGAGCGCATAGCGAGCATCGGTGTCTTCTGGCTTGATAAACTCAGTCTGCGAGAACCACTTGTTGGAGTGACCAACCAATGTGATGTACTTGCTGTTGAGGAAGAAGAACGTTCCTGCGGTGCAGTGTACGTCATACATTACAGGAGCAGCCTTGAACAACAGGTTCTGGAATCCAGCGTCTGCAGTCTTGGTGTCCGTGTAACGGAGGTTTGGCTGAAGCAATGCTTCGTACTTCTCGAACAACGTCTGCGTTGTCAACAAGGTGTCTGGGTGGTCA